GTAATTTCTCATAACCATAATTAGATAATCTCAATGTATCTTTGACACCTGCAACATGTTTAATATTGTTCCATGCCTCATCAAAATTATCTTCTTTTATTGTTACTACTAAATATTTTTCTTTCATGTATCCCCCTTTATACTGTTTCTGTCTTTGGCTCAAAGCCTAGAATAATATTAGCCATAAAAGAAAAATAATTCTCTATGACTTTATTCTCTATTTTGTCTGTTGGGTTTGGGTCTATACTTCCCATGTCAATCGCTAGGTCTATAATATCCCAATTCATATAGGGGATATTTAACGCTAATCCAGCTAGCCAATCTTTCATTGCTTTAGCTTTCCCATAGCGTTCAACAGCCCAACCATATTCGCTATTAAATCTATCAAAGATATATTTTATTTTTTCCTCATCTGTTGTTAATGGGTTTTCGTTCCCATCAACTTCAATAGTATCTAATATATATCTCTTATAGTTTTCTTTATATTTTGTGTGATGTAGTTTCATTTTTCCTCCACTCTGTAAGTCGCACTAGTGTTAGCTAATGCGTATTCTATTTGTTTAATATCGTCTTCAGTTAAGTCATCAGTTTCGATAATAATTTTATTACCTAATTCTAATTCGTATTCTCCAATTAATATTGACATTATTCCTCCTTATACTGCTCACTCTTTAATAAAAGTAGTGTATGTTTTCTTCTTTATACTTATCTAAAACAACAATCATTTTATTGTCTAGTGTCCAATCCCAATGAACATAAATCCCATGATTGTTAAGAACTTCAATCAGAATTTTATAATCATCTTCTAGTTCTAAATCTCCCCAATGCTGAAGATATATAACTTCTCCTGAATGAAAATCACCTCTCTGCCAACCTTCACCCCAATTTTCTCGTTTTCTGTTCTCTCTATAAGAACTTCTGTAATCTTGTAGTGTTTGTATGTTGTAAGATACTCTTGGTTTAGTGTCATCATTAAATTGACTACTTCCAAAAATACAACTTGAACAACAATTAAAATCTACTTGCTTTGGATTCTTTGCAATCCAACAATAATAATTATCCAGTTCTTCTAGTGCTTTATCTAATGCAGGTAAAAGATTCTTTTTTCTTTTATGCTTAGATGTGTCTATATTGTTTTCTACTTTGTTTAATGTTTCCATTATTCTCTCCCTTAGTTTTGGCTTTATCTTTTATAAAGCTCCTAGAGGATACCCTTCGAGATATCCTCCTAGAGTTTTACAAGATACCACTCGCAATATTTGTTGCTTGTTCTCTCTCCAGTTCCAATTTATATTTAGCAACTTGGGTTGCCTCAATAAATTTTCCACTATCAAAGTTATCATTAAACTTTGAAAATGTTTCAACTAAATCATAAACAAGAGCTAGCAAAGTTGATAGAGCATACCATTTTTCTTGGTAAGTTGCCTCACCATGAAATATAACTTCTGCTCTATATTGAACATCTTTTGCGATTGCCTCAAAGTGTTTCTTAGTCATTGTTTTATCCTCCTTAGTTATTTGAGCATAAAGCTCATTGAGGATACTCGTTAAAATATCCTCTATGAGTTTTATAAATAATCTGTATAACTTGATGAACCCCAACAAGCGACCTCAATTTTTTCAAGTAGCTTTGTTATCTCATCTACATTATTTAGAGTTAATTTCTCACCATTGTTGGTGATTGTAATCCCTGCGTTATATCCTTTGTTGTGTCTTACTCTCATTATTTATCTCCCTTAGTTATTGACCTACTAGATGTAGTACCACTATATATAGTGGGTTGGTCTAGTATGTCTGTTTTGTTTTTCATGACTATAACTATAGACAGTAAATATATATTGTCAAGTTATTTAATAAATATTTTTTATACATTGAATGTATATTTTATTTGCTGTATTTCCTTTACTGTAATATCTGCGTATCAGATTACTTGCAATGAATTAAATAATGGTGGGGGTTGGTTTTAATAATTTTCCTATAAGTCTTCCACCATATAACCACACCACAGAAACATAATAGAACAAACAACCACAAAGAAACTACAGAAACTTACAACAACAATTATATGGTAAATAATACCAATAAAAATAATGCATATGTCAATATGGACACCCTATTATTATATGTCTTAGACCTCTATTTTTAACTTACACAAATTGAACAATTGTTAAACAATTAGTCCTACAATATGTTGTGTACTTTACCTGACATACTACATATAGTGGGTGAACTATCACAGTAGTATCTATTCTGTGTACCTATCTGTTTTAGAGTGTTATCACACTCTTTACATTTCTTCAATAAGGGTAGTCTAGCTGGTTTTTCATAACAGGCATCTATGCAATATAGTTGCGAAAAAGTTTGATTATTTTGTTTTGATAGACCTTGGGTAGCTTACTTGTCTTTCTAGTTGGTCAGGTTTCCCTGGTAAGCCTTTTGTGCTCCTGATGCCCTCTTTACCTGTATCTATCTACTCCTAAAATAATATTTCTAGTTGAATAATAACACAGATGTAATATAATACAAGTACTGACACAAAGTCAGACTGTATGGGATATACGAAAAAATAATATGCAAGAAATGGTATTTGGGGCAACTCATTTACCATTTTTTGTTATACTGAAAATAACATGATTCTTTATTCATGTTCCTCCCTGTATAACCCTAGCTAGTCTAGGGTTTGGAAAGGAAAGTTATGAAAACAAATCAAGAAATTATTTCTGAAACATTATTAAAGATTCGTTTCTATAAAAAACAAAAAAATTATTACAACAAACAAATAGAAAAATATAAATCGTTGCGACATCTTAATAATAAAAATACTAAAATAATGGAAAAACAATTAGAGAAGTATGTAGAAAAAGGAGTGCTTATGGGAGATATACCAGTAGTTGATTGTGAACAATGTTTACAGCCTGTATGGGAGAATGATTTGTATGATGGCTTATGCTCTACTTGCAGTCAGAATGATTTATCAGGATTCTTTGAATAAAAAAAATTTTTTTACGCACCTGGTTCTTGTAAACCTGTAGGGGCTTGTCTTCCTTTTATACGAGGATAAGTTTTAGGTTTATGATTATTACAATATCTATACTTGTTATATTTTGATATAACAGTATCACAGTTCTCCTGCAAACAAATTCTTCCACTAGTATAAGAAGTAGAGGGTTTGTAATTAGGATATTTATTTCCTTTTATATAATCACTCATTAAGCTAAGTATAGGAGATATAATGCCAGGTAAAGGCTACTCATACAAAAAAGGTATGAAAAAAAATAAAGGTAGAAAAAAGAGAAGATAATGGCTGAATGGCGTGGAATGAAGGTCAAGTTAAATAATCCCACTAGGATTCAAAAAGGTGAACCAGGGTATGGTCGTAAGAAATTTAAAAAGTTTGTAATGGCTAATGGGAAAGTTAAGAAGGTTATGTTTGGTGACCCTAATATGGAAATCAGAAAAGATAACCCAAAGGCTAGAGCTTCATTTCGTGCCAGACACAAATGTTCTACAGCTAAAGACAAGACAAGTGCAAGATACTGGTCTTGTAGAATGTGGTAATATGCCTTTTGTAAAAAGAGGTAAGTATTATTATTCTCCAAGTGGTAGAAAATATACAGAGAAACAAGTAAAGTTATATTACGCAACAAATGGATTTAAGAAAAATGGCTAAGAAAGTAAGTTGGATGTGGGGTGGCAAGAGATATTCTGGCACTCTCATTAGAGAAACTAAAACGCATAAATTTGCTAGAACAGAGAATGGCAAAATTAAAAAAATTAAAAAATAATGGAATTTGTAAAAGTTAAAAAAAACAAATATAAATCTCCTAATGGAATTGTGTTTACAGAAAAACAAATGGAATCTTATAAAAAAAGATTTGAAAAATAATGCCAAGACCTAGGTGTAGTAGAAACGATTACGCTGGTGAAGAGTGTCGTAGAGTATCTGTTAAAAATGGTAAGTTTTGTAGTGCTCAATGTAGGCGTAGAGTAAGTTACTTAAAAAGTTTATCTTCAGAAAAAAAAGTAAACAAAAAAAACTCACACGAATCTAAATCAAGAGGAGCTAAATATCCTGAATTTGTACAGTATTATGCTGCTGATATAGAAAATAAAAAGAAAACACATCAACAAGTTGCTGACTTACTAGAGATAGATAGAAGTCAGATTACAAGAATGTATGCAGCTTATTTAGAAGATAAAGAAAATTTTGAAGCACAACAAGATTGGGAAGTATCTGAAGAAACAATAGAGGCACTACAAGATTTTAAAGATTTTAGAGATAGGTATTTTAAAACTGAAACAGGTGACCTATACGAAACAGCAGACTTTCACGAGAACTGGATTAATCATATTGTTGATGCTATAGAAAATGGTAAACAACAAATGATACTTAGTCCACCTAGGCATGGTAAAACAGATTTACTTACACACTTTGCTGTATGGCAGATATGTAAAAATCCTAACATAAGAATTATGTGGGTAGGTGGTAATGAAGATATTGCAAAAAATGCTGTAGGTTCTGTGATGGACCATTTAGAAAATAATGAACAGTTGAATGAAGAAATAAATGGACCAGGTGTTAAGTTTCAACCTAAAGTAAGGTCTGGTAAATCTTGGTCATCAGGACAGTTTACTATTGGCACTAGAACAGTTACAGGTATTAAGTCACCAACTATGGTAGCTGTAGGTAAAGGTGGAAAGATATTATCAAGAGACTGTGATTTGATTATTGCAGATGACATTGAGGACCATGGCACAACAGTACAACCTTCTGCTAGAGAACAAACAAGACAATGGTGGACAACTACTTTGTCATCTCGTAAAGAGGAACATACTGCTGTAGTAGTAATTGGTTCAAGACAGCACCCAGAGGATTTATATAACTTTTTATTAGAAAATCCAGAGTTTGAAACAATCGTAGAAGAAGCACATAGTTCAGAATGTGTATTACCTGAAACAGAAATACAAGAACATCAGGACTGTATGTTATGGGCTAATAAAAGAACTTACAAGTGGTTAATGTCACAAAAAAATAATGCAGACACTACAGGTGGTAGAGCAATATTTGAAATGGTGTATTTAAACAAAGCATTTGTAGAAGGTATTACAATGTTTAACTCTGAAGATATAGACCAATGTAGAGATGTTAATAGAAGAATTGGTCACATACCAGCAGGTACACATTTAATTGCAGGACTTGACCCAGCATCTACAGGTTTTCAGGCTTGTGTATTATGGGCAGCTAATCCAGAAACAGGAGAATTGTATTTAGTAGATATAGAAAATGAAGAAGGTGGTGGAGTAATACAAGCTAAAAACTCAATACAGAAATGGTATGAAAAGTAT